TAAATATTGTGTATTAAATTGAAGGTCTAAAGTTGCCGCCATAATTGTTGACCAGAACTACTTGTATTATTGCCAGGCCTAGCCATCGCTAGTCGTTCATCTCCAGTAACGTCAATGGGTTTACGTCTAAAACTTTAGCTATTTTATGTAATAAATCAGTCCTCTTAATTCCACATTGCTCTAATCTAATTATAGTGCTACGACTAGTCCCGGCATAGATAGCAACCTGCTGGCAAGATAACCCTTTCTCTAGTCGTCTTTCCCTAATGAATGAAGCCTGTCTTTTGTAGTCTTTTCCGTAGTTTCGCATAATATTGTACCAAGTGTGAAACGCATTTTAAATCAACCTTAAAATTGCCCTAATCCAGACCTACGAAACCGGCTAATATATTTTTGAACCTATAAAATATAGTCAAGCTGCGGTTAAAACATAATCAAGTCGCAGATATGACGCAACTCTAGTACAAAACTAGTATAACATAGTAATAGAAAAACAACTATGGCAAGAAAGTTGATTAAAGACCTATCTGGATCTGTGATTGACACCTATAACGCACAAAAAGCCCAAGCTAGAAAAGCTCCCAAAGGTTTTGCAATAGGCGATTCCGTCAAGGTTACAGAAGCATTAGAAATTACGGACGTAGCAACCAGCGCTCAAGTAGAAAAACAGGCTGAATCAGAAGTGATACACAATTATGATTCCCAGGAATCAGTTATTGCCCAAGACTCTGTAACAACTGATTTAAGCACCAGTCCTGAACCTGCTTCCAGTGAGTCCAGTACGTCCAATGTGTCCACTAATCCACAAAATCATATCTCTGTGGAAGTAATCCAAGAATTGTTCAACAAGCAAGTTGCTACTATTCGCGATTCCTTGACACAAGAACTACATAAAGAGCGTGAATTAAGCAAAAATCTACAATCTCAACTGACTGACTTACAGTCCGCTAAAAGTAAAGTAGATTCTGAACTACAGTCCGCTAAAAAAGACCAAATAACTTTGCAAGACCTTGAAAAACTGATTGGAAATCCTATTGCACCTATGTCAGAATCTGGGAAATCTTCAATGAATATGCCAAACGTTAACAGGATTACAACCACTAAATCTGATACACCATCCGGTTCTCTGAAAGAGTGGTTTGAGGTTAGAGATGCCGCTAGTCGTGTATCTAAAGTTGATGCCCGTGGTAAGCAGTTTATGTCTTACGACAACCGTGAGTTAAACGCTTATGCAAAAGAAAACAGGAAGTTTTTACTCAAAGACTTGGAGTCCTGGGGTAAAGCCAATGGCATGTTACGTGGTTCTAGCGTAGTTAAAGACGCTGCAACAGCTAAGGGCGACGTTACCGGTGGTTTCCTGGACGTATTGTCTTCAATTATGCGTACCAACAACCGTCCAGGTTTCGTATTTTGGCAGTTTGCTGATACCGTAATTGACTTTGGCAAAGGATTAGGCGACACAGTTAAAATCCCTAGAGCTGCCTATCTACCTGGCCCCAGCCATCCTGACGACAGACTTTTGTCATCTGCTTCTACCTACACAAGAATAGACTCTGGCAACCAGTCCTTGGCAACCAACGTTGTCACTGCTGAGTTGAAGGAGTGGGGTTTGGGGCGTAATTCCCAGTATCCTCCCGTAACCTTGGTTAACTTCGTTACGGCATACTCAATGCTAGACTTAATTAGCATCTTAAACCGTAACCTACTAAGGGATTACTACTTGTGGGAAGACTTAAAGATTCGTACTCTATGGGAACCCACTAGCAGAGTTGTCTATAACAAAAAAGATAACGTTAGTACAAGCGCACTGATTGCAAATGATGGTGGTACTTTAACCCGTCGTTTCTTAGCTTCTCTATACGGATACATGAAGGAGTTATCTATACCTCCTTACATGGGCAATAAGTATGGACTTGTGGTTAACTCAACTGCTTTAACTCAGCTGAAGCAAAGTTATGATACTTTATGGCATGCAGCCACACCACAAGAGTTACAGACACTGACAGAGTATTTAAACCCTGCGTTAATCAGTCCCGGTGAAACAGACCGTATTTCTGGTTATGCTGGAGACTTTGAAAACTTCATGATTTTTGAGACCAATAACTACGGTATTGGGTCTACTGGCGCTCCTGGTGTTATTGCAGCTCCTGTGGGTAGCACTACACTTCACGCTAGTTTTGCGTTTGGCGCTAACACAATTGGACGTGGTATTGGCACTGAAATGCAAATCAAGTTCGACGACGATACAGACTTTGGTCGCGCTAGTCGTGCTATTTGGCGTTCTGAAGAATCTTTTGTTGCCATGGATGTCGACCCATCTGGATATGCTGACACTAGTTCTGTACCACAACAACTACGTGTAATTGAAGTCCAAACAACAAAAGCAGCGGTTTAACCAATGAGTGAAGACCTACTTGAAGTGGGTCTTACTCAGGAAAAACCAGTAAGACCTAAAAAGACTAAACAACAAATACAACAAGAGAACCAAATAGACACCAGTATACCTGTACCGCCATCACATCTGGGGTTTGACCGTAACGGCAGATGCTTGACCTGCGGACTAAAGAAGATGACTAATCTAGCTGGCTACGTCTATTGCCCAGTAGAATTCCCTGAATGCCCTAGAAATATAAAGGAGTAAACAATGCCTGGACAGAATAGTATTCCATCCCGTATGCAACTTGATACCGTCGGTGGTATCGCTAAAGCAGTCTATGATTTTGCTGATTTAGGCGGTAAAGTAGGTAACATTCCACTGGAGTTAGAGTTACCAGCTGGTACTATCGTTTATAGAGCGTATATTGACGTACAAACAGCAGTAACTAGCGGTGGTAGCGCTACTGTTGGGTTAAACTTTGTTTTTGGAGCTACACCCACCGTAGATTCCACTCTAGTAACTACAGCCACATTAGCAACAGTAGGTGTTAATACCACAGGTGTTAAACAAGCTCCTTTGGTAAATGGCAGTGGACTGACAGAAGGAAATCCAGAGGTTGCTAACCTAGGAACACCTATTAAATTAGCAAACAAGTCTATCCTAAACTTAGTTGTAGGCGTAGCAAATTTAACCGCCGGTAAGTTTGTGGTATATCTAGAATACTTTGGAGTTTAAGGAGTTTTAATATGCCGTGGTTATCTAATACCGAATGTTTGCAGTATGCACCTGGAATTAGTTTAAGCGGTGAAGCACTAACCACGGCTATAACTCTTGCCCAGATATTGGTAGAGGGAGTAAATGGCGCTAACCGTCAACTAGAAGTAGATTCCTATACCAGAATCTTGGTAATTCCTAATTCCGGAAGGGTACTATTTCCGTTAAGACCAGTACTAACTTCTCCCGCACCACAAATATACCTACGTGGGTCTGACCTGCCACCTCGTTTTGGACTTTACTCAACACAAGAATGGCAGCTTTTAGAAATCAATAAAGACTACACCATAGACTTTGCAACCAACGAGATAGTATTATTAACCTTAGCTTACGCGCTTAGACATGAGTTTAGTGTAACTGGATTTCGTCGCTATCATAGAACACCAACTTCTGCCATATCTAGAAGGCAGCTAAAAGTAGTTTTTTCCAGTGGGTTTAACTTTACCGCAACCACTAATGAAATTGTAGAACTAAAACGTGCTTTAGCAGCCATAGTAGCACTAAGAACTTCTGCTCAATCTCAGGGGGTCAAAAAGCTAGAGGTGAGTGATGAGAAGTACGTGGTAGAATACGCCGGTAAAAACGATTATTTAGGCATATCTGGGAACAAATTTAATGGCAGTCCTATAAACGAGTTACTGTCTATTTTCCGTAAGTACAGACCATCTGAGTTCTCTGTTTAACAGCTATGAACATAGAATCTTTGACCGCTTCTGCGCTACAACACTTACCAACTAATTATTTTAGTACAAATAACTTAGAGTTAAAATTCAATATTGGTTCTGGCGCTTTCTCCATAGACCCAGAAACTGGTAACTATATACAGTCTACAACCGTTACCACCTTGATATGCTCTGTGACGGAAGACAATAAAACTAAAGCGGTGGAATCTCCTGGGAATACCGGAGTGTCAGTAATCTACATTAAAGGACGGCTATCTAATCCAAAATTAATGCCAGTAGCCATTACTCCAGATAGGATAGGTACGGCAAAGCTTACCAACTTAGATGGAACTGTACTGGAAGGCGTTTGGAAATTTATAGCAGTTACACAAAACCGTATTAACGCATATACCCAAGCCAGGGGAACTTTTATTAGAGGCACGATTACCGTCCCCACTGCGGTTTAACTACATTTTTCCTACTTTGGAAAATTTCACTAAAACCACTTGACAAACTAAAAATAGAGAGATAGTATAGTGATTAGTAAATCAAGCAGGTAACAACCATGTATACAGAGAAAGATGTTGACTATCCAGAAAGACCAAGGGGATTTGTCCCTCGGGAAAACGATTGGTTTAAAATAATTTTCGTCAATGGGTACTGGTTGCCCATTGACGAGAACGGGAAGGAGGGTCTTCCCGTAATCGAGTATCGTCAAAGGTGGCTCGTCGGTGAAGACGAGTTTAAATCTTTCCGTCCAGCAGCGTGCTGGGCATTGCGCTAAAATATTCCTACTCCTAATTTCTTAAGCCGTAGTTTAAAGCTACGGCTTTTCTGTCATTATATTTTTAAGCATATTTATAGCCTCTAATTCTAGTGTTCTAATCTTGATATTGGAAAAACCTAGTATTTTCCTAACTTCATGGCATTTATAGCCATGTAAGTGTAGCAGTTGTATTACTTGTGCATGTTCTACTGGGATTAGCCGCAAGACCTCATCCCAATCAACTGGGTCTTCTGGCTGTAATTCTGTTACTCGCTCTATCTCCTGGTAATTCTCCAAATATGCAGCCTTGGCTTCATGCGCTAAATGTGTTGGGATGTTTAAGTCACCTATTGCAATATCTTGGGAAACCATGTGTTTTTTGCAATACTTTTTGATACTTTGGTAAATATCTTGTAAATCCCTAGGCGCTTTAATAATCCTAGACTTATCACGCAGGTACATGAGTATAGAGCCGTTAATACTAGGTAATGCGTAAGAAGATAGTTTTTTGGAACGGGATGGGTCATAGCGCTCAACTGCCTTAATTAAGCCCATGCTCCCGACTTGGATTAAATCTTCTAATGGTACTGAACAGCTGTCTTTTAGACGGTGAGCAACAGAGTAAACCAGTCCTAAGTTAAGCTCTACTATTCTGTTGCGCAAGGCAATACTTTTAGTGGTATAATATTCTAAAAGTAAATCTTCATTCTTGTCAAATTGGTCTGAGTATCGCATAATACGCACGGAAACTACAATGGAAATTAAGTGGAATAATCTGCCTGTACCAAAAAGAAAAAGCGCAGTTTTGTCATGGAATACTTCTTATGCAGCTTTCGTTCATGAAGGGTACACAAGAGGTGAAGGCGATATAGCTCCCGCTAGACCATGGGTGAACCAAACTATAGATGAATTTGACTTTGTACAAGAATTAAAGCATGAATTAGCGTCAACTGATTCTATTGATAGTGCTTTTGAGAGTATGGCTAATAGTTTTGGTGAGTCTTGCCAAGAGAACATAGAACTAGATATCTGGAACTGGGATAGGACTACAGTGCGTTCTAATGGAGAAGTTGTTTCTAGTCCACGAAACATTATTGACACCAAGGAGTTATATAATTCCTATACGATTGAACATCAAGATTAACCTCGCTTACATGACGCTTATATGACAGCAGCAGAACTTAACGCAAAACTAAGACAATTATTATTAACTGAATTAGGCGTATACACTAATAATACACCCAGTATATGGGTTTATGGGTCTAATTCTGCTCCACCATCTGTGAGTTCCGGATTAGAATGTTTAATAACTCAAAACCCTATAGGATATGCAAAAAATTCAAGTGCGGGACAAAAATATAAAGACCAAAAATGGGAAGTTGTACTGAAGAATTATAAACGCGATTCAAAGTTGATACAGGCAATAACTAAGATAGAAAAAAATTTTGTTATAGCTCAAATAAGCCATTTCCCATTTACTAATGAAACTATTGAACAAGCTAGGATTTTAATAAAAGACCCAGTAGTTTTTACCAGAATTTAATCTAGCTTTCTATCAGTCTAAATATATAGTTTTTAGCAGTTTTGGCAATCCTATATCTAGATATAGTCAATAATCTATAGGTGAAAGAAGTATGCCATTAGCTACCGCTTCTCAGATTTTACAAGATTACGGTTTAGAAGTTTTATTACTACCATTGAACACACTTGGTGTTCCCAATAGAACCGTCACTCAAGTCACAATAACTGCTGGTGCTGCGGTTATTGGCGCTACCACAATCAGCCTTACACCAGCCTCTGCTATCACATTGAGAGCTGGTAACGTATTGTCTTTTAGAGCTGGAAGTGAAGCATATAGAACCCAAGTAGTAGTTTTATCAGACCATAATAATATTTCCGCTGCTACAACTGTAACAATTGCACCATTGTCACGCGCTATCACAAGTGGTGCTACGGCTAGTTTTGTAAACGGACTTCTACCATTAACTGGTATCCAGACCCTTGACTTAAACAACCAAGAAACCCAGGTTGATACAACTAGCTTCCTATCTGGCCCTGGTACAGAAACCGCACTAGTGAGAGTAAACCGCAACTACTCTGTATCTGGTGTAGCCTTAGCTGCTGATGAAGCACTTGAATCCGTTATCAAGCCAGTTGGAGCTTTCCAGGGCAACATGTTTAACCGCGAAATCTATGCAGCAGCTACCTTCTCAGACGGAGAAAGAATCGAAGGTGTTGCCAAGGTTTATGCGCTAAACTTCCCAGCCAACCAAAATGAAGTCAAGAAATATAGTTTTACACTCGCCTTTCAAGGTAGGGCATTTACCTGGACTCAACCTTATACATCTTTTGTCTAATTTAGTCTATAAGTTCTTAGGAGTTCAAGATGCCTTTAGCTACTGCTTCTCAAATACTCCAGGACTATAGCCTGGAGTTAGCCCTACCTAGCTTAAACCCAACTTTTGGTACGTCTAGTCGTTCTATCACTAGACGGATTATTACTATCACGGCTAACGCTAACGTTGGGTCTAGCACTATTAATATTCGCGCAAATACAAGTACAGGCGGGGTAATTACTGGAGACACCGTCATCAAAGGTGGAACTGCTTTATCCTTCTCTTTTGATACGCCTTTTCAATCACCTGTACTTGCTAAAATCCGTCAACAGGTCATAATCCTGAATGACATCACTTTGACCAATTCCAGCGTATTAAGTAACGTAGCGGTTAGTCCACTAACTAGAAGTATCCAAGCTAATTCCGTAGCTGACTTTATCGTTGGTTTAGTGCCTTTGTGTGGCATCCAGACCATGGATATGTCCAATCAGGAAACCATGGTAGATACTACTCACTTTGGTTCTGGCGCTGGGAGTGAAATGGCTTTAATTCGTGCCGCTAAATCCTTCTCAATCAGTGGTGTTGCTTTAGCAGGAGATGAAGCACTAGAGACTGTGGTTAAACCACTTGGTGCGTTCAATGGACACCTGTTCGGACGAGAAGCCTTTGCGGTTGCCACCATGCCAGATGGTGAACGGTTTGAGGGATTTGCTAAGATAACCGCGCTAAACTTCCCAGCTAACCAAAACGAAGTTAAAAAGTATAGTTTTACTTTAACGTATCAAGGTAGAACCTTTGCGTGGTATACACCATACGATTATGATACGCCCTTTATCGTTAGCGTCACTCCCACTGTGGGTGCAACCGGTGTTGTTATTAGTGCTAACTTAACCGCCGTGTTTAACCAAAACATTACACTTGGTTCAGGTACTGCTACAGTAGTTCTAGCTAGTAATCCAGCAACAACCATAACTACGGTATTGTCAGCATCTGGTACTACCTTGACTATTGACCCAACTGCTAACCTGGTTGCAAACACAACTTATTACGTGCAAATACAACCTACTGCGGTAGTTGGTTTTGACGGTATAGATGATGCCTCCTGGACATTTACGACTGCACCTTAATCTTGGAGGGATTGAAGTGGATTGGCTAAACCCTCAATCGCTTAATGGCTGCTGCTTAGAGGTTAAACTACTTGATATCAACCCATCAACTGGAGAGACGGTTATCGATATACCAAAGCTTGAAGTTGTGTCTAACGCAACTTCTTATATTGGTCATAACTACTTAACTCTCTCCAGTTTTGGTGATATTGAATTAAAAGCAGGAACATGCCTATCTTTTGGTGACCCAGATTTTGGTTATATACCTGGACACAGGAAACAAGTCATTCTAGTTAATGATACCGTGGTAGATGATATCCCCATAGAAGTAGAAGTCTATCCATTAACCCATAACATAATAGAAAAAGATGTAGCGGAAGTAGTAGAAGGTGTAATGCCATTAAATGGGGTACAGGTCATAGATTTATTATCACAAGAAGTGCAGGTAGAAGCCACAAATTTTACCACAAAACGTGGTGTTACAAATACTTTTATAAGACAAATAAAAACTTGTAGCGTAAATGGCATTGCATTAACTGGAGACAAAGCATTAGAGACTATAATAAAGCCAGTTGGTATGTTTTCCGACTTATTGTACGGGAGGGATATATATGCAGCTGTAACCATGCCAGATGGGGAAAGATTTGCGGGAATTGCCAAGATAAGTGGATTGTCTCTACCAGCTAACCAAAATGAAGTGAAGAGATTCTCTTTTAACCTACTATTTCAAGGCGATTATTTCGAATGGTATCCACCTTTCTGCTTTGATTCCTATTAACTCCTGCTATAATAATATTACCGTATTGCATAAGCGGTAAAAGGGTCGATAGATATGACATTAGATATCTTAGCAGACAATACAAAAACACTAGCCGTATTAGTTAATTGCCGTAAAGAGCGTAATGTACTTAGATGTGGTGCAGCTATGTTTCGTGGTGGATTATCTGGTACAATCGTGGTTGGCAACGAATTTAACAGCTTTACAATAAAAATTCCTGAAGCTGTATCAAAATCAGCGACCAGGGAAGTTTACGCGGATTCACAAGATTTATTGGAGTTTGACCTAGCATGAGTCTTATTATTGGTAAAAAACTACCGGAAATCGTATGGGTTGGGATTTCCGACGAGAATGGAAGCCCATTAGAAGGTTTATATTTAGCCAAATATAATCACATAAAAGTTATTGAACGTAGGTTTACGTTTGAAGCAGAAAAATCACGTGCGCAAGCACAAGGTATTGCTACCAAGTTAATCCAAAGAATTGCTCAAGAGAAGGGTTTAACCATTGATGAGGTTACTAGAATTCTATCCCCAAGAACCGTAGGTAATACGGAAGTGGATAATAGTGACCTCTTGTTACAGTATGCAGATTCCTTTACGGAATTAAATCTACTATCTGGCTACTCAGAAAACGAGATTGGTGCTGCTGCTGCCACTGCGCTAATACAAACCAGGGCTGCTTATCCCATAGTTTTAGCGGACAAGGTTGCCATAAACGATAAGAAAGCTGTTATTGAGCCTTCCGAGCCAGTTCTAAACTCTCGCCAGATTATCCGGTTTGGTGACACTAAACTAGTGGTAGATGGCAACTATCCCCCCGATACGGAAACGATTAGAATAGCCCCCGCTGGAGGGACACTAGAAATTGGAGCGGTTGGGTTCCTAGCTACCAACAAATCCTACATTCTAGGCTATCCAGAGTGGACAATAGAGGATACTTATGGACTTAGTGAAGCTTTGGTAGAAAAAATCTATGAATTCTACCGCAATGAGTCCACTCGCTGGCAGGAGCTAAAAACTGTACAGGACGATGATAGCGAGGGGGAGGAACTGAGTCTACCAGCAGCGAAATAGACTGGGAGAAGTTGTATTGGCGTATCCAGTCTTACAGAATCCAAGATAGGCGTTTTAAAGACTGGGATACCTTTCTACAACAACCAGACTACGTGGTTTTTCGATGTATTACCGAAATGGAATCTATATACATGGAAAAAGCTAATGCGGAAGCACGTATACACGCTATTGGGTGGGCTGGCTTATTTAATGGGTTCAAAGGCAAAGATGACCCCGCAATCAACTTTACGGAGTTACTACCTTTCCCAGATAAAGTTAATAACACAAACAGGAGTAAACTGAGTGAGAAAACCAAGCAAATAATCAAAGAGGCAATACGTAAGCGAGAATTACCAACCGCTACATTAACCTCCTTGGCTATGCTGCTAGACCCTGTTTAGACATCTCCGGAAATAGCTAAAGCGTTACCAATACTACTTTTTACAGCGAATTTCAGGTAAA